ACAGAAGTTTTTTTATTTGTATTTAATGACTAATGACCGTACGACACAATGCGGTATTTATGAAATTACAATAAAACAAATGTGTTATGACACGGGTTACAATGAAGACACAATTAAAAAGCTAATTGAATTCTTTACGAAATGCGGAAAAATACAATATTCTTTGGCTACAAAAGAAATGGCAATGAAAAATTGGGCAAAATACAATGATTCAACTTCGCCAAAGGTTAAAGCCTGTATAAATAAAGAACTTTTGAAGGTAAAAGATACAGTATTGATACAGTATATATACAGTATGGATACACATACGCAAGAAGAAGAAGAACAAGAAGAAGAAGAAGAACAAGAAAAAGAACAAGTTGATTTTAAAATTTTGTTTTTAGATAAGATTGAACCATTTAAGGGTTTATTGGGGGAATCATACCAAGAATTTATTGATTATTGGTGCGAATCGTCAAAAAGTGGTAAATTACGTTATCAATCAGAAAAATTTTTTGAACCGAAGCGTCGCGTTAATACGTGGCTTCAAAACAAAGTAAAGTATGGAAATACAAAAAATACTGACGCAACCGCTGCAAGTCGCAAAAGAATGCAAGACTTACAAAATTGGGTTAATAGCTGACGAAGACCTGCCAATTGTCGAAGCGTTTAAAGGCGACAAATTAAACTTAGTTTCGCCGGTTACATTAAGGGAAAACTTAGCTTATATTTTTACTTTGATAGGTTTAACCCGTTTGCCGGACAAAATGGAATTGGAAGTTATTGAAGATTACATTCGTACAACTTACCCATATTTTACAGTACAGGAAATGCGCATTGCTTTTAAAATGGCAATTCAGGGACGATTAGAATGCAATACAGACCATTATGAGAAGTTTTCGCCTAAATATATATCCCAAATTTTAAACGCATACAAAGTGAAAGCAAACGAAATTCGCCGTAATTTACCCCCGCCGCCTGAACCGCCCGTTAAGCAATTGACAGACGACGAAATTGTTGAATTTACTAAAAACGATTGGTTGACAGGTAAACGTAAAGATTTTAACCGTGTTTTTAATGCTGACAAAGTATTTGCAATCCTTTTAAAACAAGGGAAATTAAAGTTTACAAAAGAACAGATATTAGAAACGATTAAAGTTGTACGTGAAGACAATTTATACAGACTTAACCGAATGAATCCTATTGAAGCCAAAGAATTCAGCAAAAGAATAAAAAATGAAGATCATATTGAATCACAATGTAAAAAATTAGCGTTAGTTAAATATTTTGAAAATTTATCAAATTAAATACAGACATTTTGGAACTTTAAAATATTGCTATACAGACAATTTTATTGACTTTTACGCAAATTATCCTGAAGTTGAAACCAAACAAAACAGACTTTTATTTAAAAAAGAATTTTATGAAAAAGTGCAACAGGTGCAAACAGAACTTGGATTGGGACAAATTCAGGAAGGACAGGCGAAACGCTGACGGATATTATGGTTATTGTAAAGTATGCGCAAAAGAAGTAAACGACCAATACAAAAACAAAATTAAAGAAGGAACTATAAAAGCTTTTTAAATGGATATAACCGCAAACGAACTTACGAAATGGGCGAAAAAAAACCTTGAATATGTGGGTTACCGATTAAACAGGGTAAACAATATTCCATTTGGAAAACGTAAAGGGACAATTCAAAAAGGGTGGTCTGACTTACAAGGCTACACCGAAAATGGTGTTTATGTCGCGGTTGAAGTCAAAAAGTTAGGGGATAAACTAAGCGAAGAACAAAAAGAACGATTAAAAGATATTTTTGAATGTGGGGGGATTGTTTATATTTGTACAGAAGTAGAAAATAAACCTGCTTTAATTGAATGGTCAAAAATAAAATTTTAGCTGAATTTTGGGACTTAAAAGAAGTCAACGAAGCATTTGCTAAAATGCAGCCGGAAGAATTACAATACGACCTGAAAGCAGAAGTTTTTTTAGTTCTTTGTGAAATGGACGAACAAAAGTTAATTGGATTGTATGAAAGGAATGAATTAAAATTTTATATTGTACGTACAATGCTGAATATGATTAAAAGTGACAGAAGTAATTTTTACAAGAATTACCGAAACCATATTGAGTTTGTGCCAACAGAATTAAATAAAGAAATTCAAAGACTGAATACAGAACCGACGGATTTGATTGATAAACTTGAACGAAACTTGGAAGGGTTACATTGGTACAATAAGGAAATATTGAAACTTTATGCAATTGATTTTAAAAAGAATGCAAAAGAACTAAGCCGTAAAACCGGTATTCCTTATATGTCAATTGTACGAACTATAAATAAAACCAAAAAACAAATGAAACAAAACATAAGAAAATGATTTTATCAATTTTAACTGCTATCTGTGCATCATTATTTTTTATTGATATTCACAACCTACAACATAAATGGGGAGTCAATTTCAAGCCCTTTAATTGCGGAAGTTGCTTGGCTGCGTGGCTTGCACCAATACACTATTTCGCACCTGAACTAATACAAAATATTACTTCAACAATCTTTATTGCCGGCTTTGCTGCGCCAATTGTATCAAAATTAATTTGGAATTTATGGAAATAAAACAAGAACACCGCGAATGGTTGGACGCTAACATTGGTAATTATGAAACCGCAAAGAATGGTTTTATAAGAAACCTTGAATTGCCTGACCTACAAATGTACGAACACATATACCGTACATATTTAGACCCAAACTTTTTATTGTCTGTTTGGTGTGGCGCTTGCAAGTTTGAAATGATAATGCGTTTGTATAAATGGTACGAACAACAACCCAAAAGTTTACCAATAGAAAACAATTTTTATGAAAATATTGACGTTTCTAAATTAAAAGATATTTCAGACAGGGTTGAATTAAAAGAAACACCTGAAGGAATTGAAGTTACTTTAAAACCTGAAATAAAGAAACGCGGACGTAAACCAAAAAAATAATGGCTAATTTTATACACCCAACCGCCATAATTGGCGACAACGTTGAATTAGGCGACAACAATTACATTGGCGCTTATTGTATCATTGGCGACCCCGCTGAACATAAAAAATATTGGGGTCAACCGAAAGGCAAAGTTATAATTGGTAACGGCAATATGATAACAGGTTTAGTTACTATTGACGCGGGAACTGAAGACCCAACGATTATTGAAAATGGTTGTTTCATAATGAAACACGCGCACATTGGTCACGATTGCCATATTATGAATGACGTAACGATTAGCTGCGGCGCAAAAATTGGGGGACATTCTGTTGTTGGCGAAAAATCAAATATTGGATTGAATGCAGTTTTACACCAATTCAGCATAATCAAAAAAGGTTGTATGATTGGTGCAAGCGCTTTTTTCAAAGGGGTATCAGAACAGGAAATGAAATATGCCGGCGTGCCTGCGCGCAAGCTTGGTTCAAATATAAGAAAATGAATATAGCCGTAATTTTACTAACCCTAAACAGAAACGACTTAACCAAACGCGTTATTGACCAAAATTTTAAAAATTCAGGTTATAACGCCGAATGCTTTTTAGTTGACAACGGAAGCGACCAAGTCCCGTATGAAATGTACAATTGGACAAACTGCAATGTATCTTCTAAACTAAGGGGAATTGCAGCCGGTGTAAATGCCGGATTAAAAATGACCAAAGCATACGACGGCGTTTGTATTTTAGCAAATGATATTTTGCTTCCTGAAAATTGGCTTTTAAAGTGGGTTAATTATGCAAACCTAATACCAAAGACGGGCATTATTGGGATTCATTGCGTTGAAAATTTGCCGCCATTAACAGACGGAGTGCATAAAGTACATACGCCATTTGGCGACAATTATCTTACAAGGGAATTAATTGATACCATTGGCGGTTACAATGAAGAATATGACCCTTATGGAATGCAAGACCAAGACTTCGCTGAACGCGCAAATATTGCAGGATTTACAAATTATTATATTCCCGACCTACGTTCTGAACATATTGGACACGACGTTGGCAATGGCACAGAATACCGCAGAATGAAGGACGAAAGTTTAGCACGTGCGCAATCCATTTGGGAAAAATACCAACCAATTTACCATACAGAAAAAAAGATTAAATGCGCATTTTAGCAATTACAAGTAAAACAAGCGGCGTCGGTTACCATAGAATCATTATGCCAATAGTCAATATGCAAAAAGACTATTGTTTAATGACTGACACATTAAGCGAAGAAACATTTGAAGGGAATTATGATATTGTGGTTATGAATCGTATGTTGGCAAATGTAACGCCCGAACAAATGGACGGCTTCCGTAAAAAATACGGGTTCAAATTAATTGTTGATAACGACGACTTTTGGCACTTAGACCCTTCGCATTTATTATATGAACGATATATTTTAAATAACATACCGAAACAAATTATTGATTGGATTCGTATTGCTGACCTTTGCACCGTTACGCACGAACGATTAGCAGAAGAAGTTAAACTGTACAATTCAAATGTTGAAATTGTGCCAAATGCCATTCCATACGGCGAAGAACAATTTAAAGATTTTAAAAAGGATTCAGACATTGTTCGTTTGTTTTGGTCAGGTTCAGGCACACACGGTAAGGATATGGAAATTTTACGCAATCCAATGAAGCGTATTAATTTTCCGGTACGAACTGTAATTGCAGGATATAACGAAGGCGAAAAACCAATTTGGGACGGAATGATTGCAGCATTTACTAACGGGTTAAAATTAAACCCGACGATTTACAATTATAACGAAGTCACTTCATATATGGCGGCATACGCGGATTCAGATATTTCATTAATTCCTTTGGTAGATTCCAAGTTTAATTCAATGAAGTCAAATTTAAAGGTATTAGAAACCGCAGCAAAGAAGAACCCCGCAATAGTTAGCAACGTACACCCGTACAGGGGTTTTTATCCTGCCTGTCACGTAAACAGTCAAAAAGATTGGTATTATTGGATTAAGTTATTAGTAAATGACCCTGACGCCCGAAAACACTACGGCAACGCTTTGTACGAATACTGCAACAAGAATTTCAATTTACACGAAGTAAACAAACACCGATTCGCTATTTATAGTAAACTAATAGGAAATGCCGGTAATTAAATGTTCAAACGGGAAATATAGAATTGGGTCAGGCGCTTGCATATATGACACCGAAGAAACTGCGCAACGCGCTTGGGCAGCAATTAGGGTTTCAATGGTAAATTCATATAACGATTACCCAAAAGCGGCAATATTAAACGCACAAAAGGCATTAAATATTAGAAACGAATACAAATTAAGCTGCGGAACGCCTGTTGGTTGGGCGCGCGCCAATCAATTAGCAAGCGCGGAAAATATATCCCGTGACACAATTTCAAGAATGGCGTCTTTTGAAAGGCACAGACAGAATTCAAAGGGCGACCCTAAAAAAGATTGCGGCGCTTTAATGTGGTTGGCGTGGGGTGGCGATGAAGGGATTGAATGGGCGCAAAAGAAGCTTAAACAAATAGATGAAGAAGCACGTTAAAATTTACCTTGAATACTTTGGCTACGGAATAGAAGATTTTATTGCGTGCGAAGTATGCGGGCAAAAGGCGGTTGACATACACCATATAGACGCGCGGGGAATGGGGGGAACGAAGAACCAAGATACAATTGACAATTTACAGGCGTTATGCCGACAATGTCACGTTGTTATGGGCGACACAAAAACACATTATCAATATTTAAAGGACATTCATAACAAAGTATTAAATGGCAAAAGTTAAGTCAGACAGTCGCAAAGTATCATTCGGAAAAAGGAAATGCGGACACGCAAAGAAATCTTATAATAAGCACACACCAAGACCAAAACAATACAGGGGTCAGGGAAGGTAAACTGTGTTTAAACTGTGTAAACTATGGCAAAAAATACTTCAGGTTTAAAACCATTTAAGGCGGGCGAAGATACAAGGCGAAACTTGGAAGGACGCCCAAGAAAATACGTTAGTCTGTTAAAAGAACAGGGTTACAAATTAGCCGAAATAAACGATTCAATTCAGGCGCTTATGTCAATGACACCAAAAGAATTGGAAGCAGTGACAAAGAACCCTGACGCAACCGTACTTGAAATGACAGTTGCAAAGGCAATCATAAAGTCAATGAATAACGGAAGTCTTTATTCAATGGATACTTTACTTTCACGCGTTTACGGTAAACCAAAAGAACAGGTTGACGTTCAACAGGATTCAAGAATTGAAGTTGTATTTGTTGACGGCAAAACCATTTTGTAGTATAAACGGCGTATCTTTACATTATGCGCATTGAACTGCCAACCCCACATATTAACCAAAGACAAATATTAGAATCGTCAAAACGATTTATTGTCGTTATGTGCGGACGTCGTTTCGGTAAGTCTGAATTGTCACAAATACTTGGAATTACAGAAGCTTTAAAAGGCGGTTCTGTTGCATACGTTACACCGACTTACGGATTGGCGCAAGTATTCTTTGAACGCCTGACAAAGACGCTGCCATTCAAAAACAATATTTCAAAGCTAAAAATATACTGTCCCAACGAAGGGTCAATTGAATTTTTCACAGGGGAACGATTAGACAATTTACGCGGACGCAAATTCCATTTGGTTATTATTGACGAAGCGGCTTTTATTTCAGACTTAGAAGACGGTTGGAATAATAGCATTCGCCCAACGCTGACAGATTATGAAGGACGTGCGGTTTTCCTTTCAACCCCACGCGGGAAGAACTTTTTTTATTCCCTGTTTATGAAGCAGGGCGAAAACGATTGGCAAAGCTTCAAATTTAGCACATACGACAACCCGCATATAAACCCCCGCGAAATTGACGAAGCACGAATTCAGTTGCCGGAAGTTGTATTTAATCAGGAATATTTAGCAGACCCCGCAGAGAATAGCGCCAACCCTTTTGGGAACGCATTTATCAAACGTTGCATAAAACCTATTTCAGCGCATCAAATTGTTTCATACGGGATTGACCTTGCGAAGTCTGTTGACTTTACGGTTATCATTGGCTTGGATAATGCCGGCAACGTGGCTTATTTTGACCGCTTCCAATTGGATTGGCATAATACCAAAGAAACAATAAAAAGATTGCCGCCTGCGCCTATAATCGTGGATTCAACGGGTGTTGGCGACCCGAT